AGGATCGCCATGGCGACCTCGTCTTCGTCCATGTCAAGTTCCTTCCTCGTCATCAAAGCGATGTCGTTCCCACCATCCATGATGGCGGCTGTCAGGAAGGACTTAGCGTCGGCGATGAGTTGCTTATCCCAAGTGGGGGTGTCGAAGATGTCGTTGACTCCGACCGCCACTCCCTTGTTGACCTTCTCGCGGATCTTGCGTGAGTTCCACTTCTCCAGAACAACACGGCGCTGCCTTTGGAAGAAGGCTGTCATCTGTAACGCCGCAGAGTCCGCGAGACGCACCATTTGGTCGTCTCGGCGGGTCTTTATCTCATCGACGGCTTTCTCGTCGATCCACAGATCGCCGAACTGAAACCCCCACGGGGAATCAGGTAAAGGGGCCGACTCCTTATCCCCCTTGGCCTCGTTCTGGCCGTTAAGGGCCGCTGCCTCTGGGACCGCGGCCACCGGTTCACCGATCGGGGGGACGGCAGTCGCTTGCGGCAGGGTCGTCGGCACAGCATCAGGCGAAGCCAACTGCGGCGGCTCGAAAACAGACGAGGGTGATTCCCCCTCGGCGACCGCCTGACCGATAGGCATCAAGTTCGCTTGGACGTACAGCAGATCAGCACCAACGGGCTCAAGGCCAATCTTCAACCGGTACTCATCAATGGAGATAGCCCCGAACTTGAGTTCCTCCAAATGGAACAGGGCACGCTCCCGCTCGTCACGAGACAGGATCGCCACATCGTCAAGGTTGAACTTGACCGTTAGTTCCTCAGACCCGTCAAGCCTGTCGAACGCTCGTTCGATCAGCATGAGGTGGGGGAGCATCGTCTCACGCCAGAACACTTCAAGTTCCGTGTCGGCGTTAGCGAACGTGCGGTCAGAAGCGTTACCGATCACCGACTCGGGGACACCGAACGCCATGAGGATTTCCTCTTTGGCGAGTTGCTTCGTCTCCGTGTACTGGGCGTCGCGCTGCGCCATCGACGTGTCAATCCACTTGGCCTGCTCGGCCTCCATGATCGTCATACGGCCAGCACCGCCAAGGGCGGATCCTGTGTTCCCGACAAACCGGCGACGAAGTTCATCGGCGGCGTCGTCATCCAACTCGCCACTCACCATCAAGATGCCACCAGGGCGGCCATCGTTGACCATGAAGTTCCGGTTGTAGATACGCGAGTAGTAGTCAATGTCGATTGCCAGCCCGCACGACTCCAGGGGCGACTGCCCGCGGTAAGGGTCGGTGGGGTGAGGGATTCTCACCCAGACAACGTCCTCAGGCTTGACGATCCGCTCTTTGTTGTTTGGGACCTGGACGGAGTAGCCGGCAACGAACTTCTTTGGGTGGGGAATCGGGAACGTCCACTGCGGCGGCAGGAGATAAAGACCCACGACGTTGTCGAGACGATCCTTGACGACCTCAACGAACGCACCCCTCTTCGACAGGAGCACCTGGGAAGAAAGTTGGAACCGGAAGTTGTACGCGTCGTGGTGTGGATTTGCCTTCCTGTTCAGGACAGGCAACAGGGGGTGATCGACCGACTCACCCTCCTGGTCGAGAATCTCGACGGGTAGACGCGCGGCATTCGACGCGATAGCAAAAACAGACTTGAAGACCCAGGTAACGCGGTCGTTACCCTCGGAGACGGCACGATCAACGTCCCAGTCGTCCTTGTAGGCCCGCTCTTTGTCAATCCCAATACTGCGGGCCATGTTCTGGTTGTAATAGAACGCCTTCTCGAACTGTGGCGCGGTGGCCCGCTGAAAGCCTTCGCGGTCGTGACCAGTGAACTTGAACTTGTCAAGAAAACCCATTATCAGCCCTCATAGCCCATCAAGATAGAAACGAAAATTAGAACCACTGCCGCCGTTCCTAACCCAACTGTAGCGTTGACAGTGAAGCCGCCTGTAAGGGCAGCAGAGACGCCAGACACCAGGGCAACGGCGGAAATACGCTCCTTGAGGTTTGTACCTCGGAGGAAGAGCACCCCCACTGCTGCCAGACCGCTGAGCCCTGCCCAGACCACTATCGCTGGGATGGTCGACATCTCCCTAGCCTACGCTTCCTAACCTTCTGGCCGTGGTAGGACCTACCAACCCGCAAACAGGCCGCGGATGCTCCCATCCTGAGTCGGATCGACTGGGAAACCATTGGTCAACTCGTAAAACAGTTCTTCCTCGACGCCATAGGCCCTGGCGGCCCTGTTAGCCATAACAACAGCCCCATGGGTGGCTGCCGAATAAGCGGTAAACAGCATCTTGAGAACGCCCGGGGAACCATCCATTACGACCCACTCGAACAGGTCAGCGCGCCCCAAGTAGCCGCGTTCCCTCCTGGGGCGTCGATCCGCCATGTAGCCGGCCCTATCGTGGGTGCCGATCACGTTGGCGTCCAACATGGCAGGGATGTCCGGGTCGTTGAACAGGTCGGCGAACTCTTGAGCGCCAGGACCGTTCAGGTAGCCACGAATGGACATCTGAGGATCGACAGGGGGGCTGCCCAGGAGGACACCCTCCACGAATGTGGCTCCACCGGAATGGACGATCTCCTGGATGGCCTCCGTTTCGGCTTCGGGCAGCGAGTTGGCATCTACGTAGGTGCCCTCGAAGTCGCCCTCGACGCAGATCACATGAGCCACCTCGTT